TTACTACTTACCAATGCTAGAAAGTGCGGCAGAGGAAAACCCTGAGCCAAGAAATCTTTACTACCTTGCCAGAGAATATTATTACAAAGAGAACTTTGAGAAAGCGTTAGAAGTATTTAAACGCTATGTTGAGATATCTAAGTTTCCGGCAGAGAAGGGCTTTGCACTTCGCCTAATGGCAAAGTGTGATCCTGACAATGCAGAGGAATATTTAACACAAGGCACTGAGGTCTATCAAAGTAGAGAAGCAGTATTAGCGTTAGCTAATTTCTACTATGAACAGAAGCGGTGGAAAGAGTGCAACTACTCATCAAAGGTTGCATTTGGTATAACAGAAAAGACAACAGGCTTTATGAGTGAGTCTTGGGCCTGGGGTCATATGGCTGCAGATCTAATAGCAGTCTCAGCTTGGCAGTTAGAAAACTGGGAAGAAGCAAATAAGTTCGGAAAGATCGCACTGAAGTTAAGTCCTAACGATGAAAGATTACAAAAAAACCTACAGTTCTATAGGAGTAAAATAGATGGCAACATTTAATGATATGGTCAATGAGGTAAAGACCAACCTGCAAGGTTATACCTTGAAGCAGGATCGTTTGACCTACCTCAATGCTGCTATCAGTAGCGTTGCTACTAGTATGATCGTTGGTTCTGCATCAAACCTTGCTAAAGGTACTATTGAAATAGATGATGAATTAATTTGGATTGATAACTTTACTGCTGCATCTAATACTCTAAACGTAGCACCAGGCTTTGGTAGAGGATTCCAGAACAGTACTCCTACAGCACACGCTCAATATGCTCAAGTAACTTTAGCCCCATCATTTCCTAGAGTATCTATTAAGAAGGCTATCAACGATACTATCAATAGTCTTTATCCTAAACTATGGGCAGTAGATTCATTTACCTTTACATTCAATGCAAGCCAAACTACCTACGCACTACCTGATGATTTAGAACAAATCTTGTTTGTATCTTGGCAGACAACTGGTTCATCTAAAGAGTGGCTACCAGTTAATCGCTGGAGAGCAGATGGTATGGCTAATATCGCTACCTTTAATACCACTAACACAATTAACATTTATGAGAACATACAACCTGGTAGAACAGTTCAAGTTTATTACACAACTACTCCAGATACTTTAGATAGTAATTCAGATGACTTTGCTGATGTAACTGGTCTTCCTGCTTCAAGTCAAGATGTAGTAACACTAGGTGCAGCCTATAAGTTACTATCCTTTATAGACTCAGGAAGAATAAGTCTTACTTCAGCAGAGTCAGATCTTGCAGACTCTAAGATTCCTTCAGGAGCTGGAGCAAATAACTCTCGTTATATATACGCTTTGTATCAACAAAGACTTAACGAAGAGGCTTTGAAGTTACAAGATAAATTCCCAATTAGATTACATTACACAAAGTAAGGAAATAAATGACCCGTAAATATTCGTCTATCAGCGTTGAGTCAACGCTTGCATCTGGTATATCTAATAGCCAGACAACTTTAACAGTAGCCACAGGTACGGGTTCAGCACTGCTTGGTGGTGCAACCCTTGCTGCAGGTAACGTAGATCAGTTCACATTAGCTATTGATCCAGATACAACTAATGAAGAAATTGTCTTTGCTACGGCAGTAGCAGCAGATACCTTTACTATCGTTAGAGCAAGAGCAGGATCCTCAGGAGTATCACACTCAGGAGGAGCAACAGTTCGTCACGTTCTAACTTCTGACGACTTAACATTTTTTAACGCAGGAGTATTAACAGCAGATGGTGCAATACCAGAATCAACTGTAACTACTAAAGGTGATGTCCTTGCAGCAACAGCATCAGCTACAGTAACTCGCCTTGCAGTGGGTGCAAACGACACAGTCCTCACAGCAGACTCTTCAACCGCAACTGGACTCAAGTGGGCAGCACCTGTTCAGGCTGCACTAACTTTAAATGCTAAGACTGCTAACTATACTTTAATAGCATCAGATGTTAATAAGTTAGTAACTATGAGTGATGCTGGAACATTAACTCTAACAGTACCTAGTGGTGTATTTACTACAGGACAAGAGATTAATGTGCAACGTATTGGAGCAGGAGCAGTTCAGATTAGAAATAATGGAACTAGCGTACTTACCTCTACTGGCGCAACAGCAGGAGCACCTGACTTAAGAGCACAGTATTCAGCTTGTACAATCATTTGTACTAGTAGCAATAACTTCACAGTAATAGGAGACCTAGCCTAATGCCAACCTATAAAGTACTAGCACAGTCAGCACCAAGTGCTGCTTCTGCAACTACGCTATATACAGCGACTAATGCCACAATAGTATCCACTTTAAATGTGGCTAATACTGGAGGGGCAGCAGACACTATTAGAGTAGCAGTAAGGCCAGCAGGAGCAACTCTTGCTAATCTACATTATATTGCTTATGGAGTACAGGTTCCTAGTGGATCTTTACTAGCAATTACTACTGGAATTACTCTAGCAAATACAGATGTAATAACAGTTTATTCAACTACAGGCACATCATCTTTTAGTGCCTTTGGAAGCGAGGGCAACTAAATGGCGGTCAATCTAGTAGGCGGTACTACCTCTGCCAGTGCTGCATTAGCATTTAATGCTCAGACTGGTACCACATATACTTTCGTATTAGCTGATGCTGATAACAAATTAGTTACTGCTTCTAATGCTGCTGCACAAACTTATTCAATACCTACTAATGCAACAACTGCATTTCCAATAGGAACTCAAATCAACTTAATTCAAATAGGTGCAGGACAGGTAACAGTTCAGGCAGCTACATCTGGTACTACAACAGTAGTATCTACTGGTGCTACTGCTGCTGCTCCAAAATGTAGAGCGCAATACTCTGCTGTTACTTGCATTAAACGAGATACCGATTCTTGGTATGTGGTGGGTGATATAGCGTGAGTCCAATCTTAGGAATTATTGCTAGTCAGAACTACCCAAGAGTTACCAACTCCTACGAATCTATTGCTACTACAACTGTTGGCTCAGGTGGTAGTGCCAATGTTGAATTTACTTCAATACCTGGCACCTATACACATTTACAAATTAGAGGAATTGTTAGAACTAATAGAGCCGCAACTGGCGACTGGTTAGAAATTACATTTAATTCAGACACCGCCGCTAATTACCAAGACCATTATTTAGCAGGTAATGGAACTTCCGCTAGTGCTGGCGCACAAACAACTAGAAATTGGATAAACGTTGATAGATGGCCTGGTGCTTCCAGTACTGCTAGTATTTTTGGAGTAATGGTTTTGGATATTTTAGATTATGCAAATACTAACAAATATAAAACTGTTAGAAATTTAAGTGGTAATGACCAAAATGGTTCAGGAGAAATACATTTGAGCAGTGGTGGTTGGAGAAGTACCTCTGCTATCACTTCTATTAAATTAGATGTTGGTGCTGGTACATTATTTACTCAGTATTCCCAATTCGCCCTATACGGAATTAAGGGGTAATAATGACAATTACATACGAAAAGATAGCGACTACTACTTTAGTTAGTGCGGCGGCTGATATTACTTTCAGCACTATTAGCGGAAGTTATACCGATTTAGTTTTAGTATTAGGTAGTTTAACTACCGCCTCTGCTAATCAAAGAATAAGGATGCAGTTAAACTCTGATACTGGCACAACTTATTCTAATACTGATTTATATGGTGATGGTTCTTCTGCCGCTTCTACTAGAAATACAGGTAATGCCTACATAAATACAACTATGGCAACTACCAGCAGTACTATACCTTCAACTGTAATTATGAATTTTAATAATTATTCTAATGCTACTACTTTTAAAACTGTAGTATCAAGGGCTAACACTAGCGATAATTATGTATCCGCCATAGTCGGGCTTTGGCGTTCAACTTCTGCTATTACAACCATTAAATTGTTTTGCGGTACTGGCAATATAAGCGCTGGCACTACTGCAACCCTTTACGGAATTAAGGCGGAATAATGGCAACTACATATACTTTAATTTCATCTGTAACAGTGGGGTCAGGTGGTGCGGCTACAATGACTTTTAGTTCTATACCGCAAACCTACACCGATTTATTAGTTAGAGTAAGTGCTAGAAATACTTCCACTTCTGGAAGTGGGTTAAATATGAGATTTAATTCTATTTCTAGTACATATAGTGGTAAATATTTAGAAGGTAATGGTGCTGCTGCTTCATCCGGCAGTACAACTACTTCTTATTTTGCCTCAGGAAATGTAAATACTGATAATAATACTGCTAGCACTTTCGCATCTACTGATATATATATTCCAAATTATGCTGGAAGTAATAACAAATCAGGAAGTGTAGATAGCGTTTATGAAAATAACGCAACTACCGCTTATATAACAATGATTGCAGGCTTACTTTCTAATACGGCTGCCATTACGCAGATAGATATAACCCCATCTGCTAATAGTTTTGCTCAATATACAACCGCTTATCTATATGGAATATCTAACGCATAAGGAGAAATGATGACTAACAAGATCGTAGTAGATTGCTCAACAGGTGAGGTGCAAGAGATTGCATTAACCGCTGAGGAAATTGAAGAGCGTGAGGCTATGGCTGAACAATACGCTGAAGAAAAAGCGGCAGAAGAAGCAAAGAAGGCCGCTGATGCAATTGCTAAGGCTGATTTATTAGATCGCTTGGGAATCACTGAAGAAGAAGCAAGGTTATTGCTTTCATAAGCATGTAGGTGATGGCCATTATTAGAGAACTTACCAGCCCTAATGGTTGGCCGGCTAGTGAAGATCGTAAAGCGTTAGGCATTGAAACCTTTACAGTGCCAGGCACAAAGATTAGGTTTGCATGTGCCAAAGCGGTTGCGCCAATCTTGGTAAGTTTTGCCAAAGATTTCCATGAGTTAGTTGAGCCAATAGATGAAGGCCAACTAGATGATTGGGGTTATGCCTTTAGGCAGACCCGGGGATCAGATAGAATTTTAAGTAACCACGCATCCGGTACATTTAATAAGCATCAGCGTAATACAATTAATCTACTCATAACTAAATATGGTTTGACCTGGGGTGGCAATTACAAACGGCGTAAAGATGATATGCACTTTGAAATTGCGTTAGACCAAAATGAAGTTAAACAAAAAATAAAAGAGTTAGGATTAAAATGAAATTAGATAAGAAGAAAAAAGAGATTCTAAAGTCTTATGCCCGAAGCATTGCCGCGGCTACCATCACAACTGCATTGGCTTTAGTTGCAGATTGGAATCCTGAATATGCGATTTTGGCCGGTGCGGTAGTTGCACCATTAGCACGCTATTTTGATCCTAAAGATGATAAGTTTGGCATCAATAGTAAATGACTATGAATGACATCCTGGCATTGGCGGTATCAACTGTAACAATTGTTGGTTCACTAGTGGCATCAGTGCGTTGGCTGACTAAACACTATTTAAGTGAGTTAAAGCCTGACAATAACGGCCGGCATAACCTAGAAGGCCGGGTATCACGCATTGAAGAAAAAATAGACACGCTATACGAAATCCTTATATCTAAGAAGTAAGTCAGCCTTATCCCCTACCCTATGGCCATGAAGATGTGCGTGGTTGTACCCAGTAGGGGCAGGCCTGAAAATGCGGATCGGCTGGCCAAAGCCTTTATAGATACTAATACAGAAGCCGATCTTTATTTTATTGTAGATAATGATGATCCGCGTTGGGTGGAATATACAAACCATGACCGATACAAAGTTTTACCAGCGGATAATAAAACAGGTGGTTGTGCCGCTTCTCTTAATACCGGTGCGGTTTATCTGTTGGATATTACTAAGTTTCCTTTTTATGATTATTTTGTTTTCATGGGTGATGATCACTTACCTAGAACCGAAGGTTGGGATAAAGCCTTTATGGAAGCGTTAGCACATAACACCGGTATTGTTTATGGTGATGATTTATTGCAAGGTGCTAACTTGCCAACAGCCTTTGGTATGAGCCGGGATTTAGTTGATGAATTACGCGGTATGACATTTCCAGGTTGCATACATTTATTCTTTGATAACTTTGTAAAGCAATTGGGATTAGATTTAAATTACTTAAAGTATCTACCAAATGTAATTATTGAACATCTGCACCCAGTAGCAGGCAAGGCTGAGATGGATGAAGGGTATGCCAGGGTTAATCAACCTAAATGGTATGAGCAGGATTTACTTATATTGCAAAGATACTTAGCAAGCGCGGAGTATGCAGAGTTGGTTAGAAAATATAGATGAACATACTCATTACCGGTTCACATGGCTTTGTCGGCCGTGCCTTCAGGCGTGCGCTACCTTATGCCAACTTAACCTTAGTTGATTTAAAGCAAGGTGTTGATTGCCGTAAATTTTTTCAGTTAGAGAAAAAACAATATGATCTAGTAATACATCTAGCCGCATTGGTCGGTGGCCGCATGATGATAGAAAATGAACCATTGGCTTTAGCGGTTGATCTTGCTATTGATGCTGAGTTTGCTACCTGGGCTATGCGAACTGAACAGCCTTATGTTGTGTACTTCTCATCATCTGCCGCTTACCCAGTTGAGTTACAAACCCTGGCAAAGAAAAAGAAGTTAAAAGAGAAAGATATAAATTTTAACAAAATAGGTAAGCCGGATATGACCTATGGCTGGACAAAACTAACCGGTGAAATGCTTATGAATTACTTGCGTGAAGAAGGTACAAAGGTATTAACCCTTAGACCATTTAGCGGTTACGGCACTGATCAAGATTTAGATTACCCTTTCCCATCAATTATTCAGCGTGCAATACTTAATGCCAATCCATTTAACATTTGGGGTAAGGCAACTACTACCCGGGATTTTATACACATTGATGATGTGGTGGATGCAACAATTGAGATGGTTAAAAATGAGTGTAATCAAACAGTTAATCTATGTACTGGCAGGCCTACCACCTTTTTAGAGTTAGCAAAAATAGCAATGAGTACCCTGGGATATGAAAAGACATCTGCCGGTAGATTCAAGGTATTGACCGATAAGCCGGCAGGTGTGGCCTATCGGGTAGGTGATCCAACAATGATGAGCGATTACTACACGCCAAAAATAAGTCTTGAAGAAGGCGTTGAGCGTGCTATTCGCGGATTAGTATGATCTAAAATTAGGGATACCATGACCCCAAAAAAACCCCGCAAAGTTACAAAGCGCAAACGCCGCACACCGCGCAAGGCTGATGCGTTAAACAAATTAGAAAATCATTACATCACATTAAACGAAATGTACAGAGCGGCTTTAGCGGCCGGATTTAATACTGAGGTTGCATTTTGGTTAATAACAGAACCGGGTGCATCAATCCCTGATTGGATCAATCCAGCACATAAACCAAATGAGATCATTCCCCGAATTGATCCAACAGAAGATGAGGATGATGATTAAACGCGATAAAACCTTTAATGCAAAATACTTAGTGATCTCAGACTTGCAAGTACCATTTGAATTTACAGAAGCCGTAATCAATTTAAAAAAATTGGTTAATACTTTTAAGTTTGATCTAGTACTTAACACTGGTGATGAAATGGATTTCAATACCATCAGTAGATTTAGTGAAGGCCGGGCGGAATCCTTTATGCAAACACTTGATGCAGATCGGGCAACCTGCCAAGATATTTTGTACGATTTAAAAACAGATGTAGTTAGTAGATCAAATCACTCAGATAGGTTATACAAAGCCGTAGCCCGAATACCTGGGTTAATGGAGTTGCCTGAATTGCAGTATGCAAAATTTATGGGCTTTGATGATCTAGGCATCCATTACGCTAAACAGCCTTACCCGATCCCTGGCACTAACTTTGTGCTTTGTCATGGGGATGAAGGCACAATCTCTAGGGCAGGCGGCGGTACGGCGTTGAACATAGCGAAAAGGTGGGGTCGGGGAGTAGTGTCGGGACACACGCACAGAATGGGCTACCAATGCCACTCAGAAGCCTTTAATGGCCGTTTAGAGCGTGTTTTAGTAGGTGTTGAGTGTGGTCATACTTGCGACATGAAAAAGATGGCTTATTTGGGCATTAGAGGCTATGCAAACTGGCAGGCTGGCGCGGTCATCATACATATAAAGCGGGGCAATGTAAGCGTGGAGATGATTCCATTTAACGCTGATGGTTCATTTACGGCTATGGGTAAGGCCTTTGGGTGAGGTAGATCACAAGACACACCACCCTGGCCTATTGCATTTGTCAGTGGGTTAGTGTTTAATTGCATTTACAAACGCAATTGACCGGAAGGGGTTAATATGTTACTTAGTCAAGTTATAGATCATGCAGGTACAGATGTTGCATTACAAATTTGTGATGATAATGATTGGTGTAATAATGCAAAATTACAAACACCAAATCCAACCAAAACGCGATTAGGTTTTTGTTCTTGGTGTTGGTCATCATTAAATGTTGAGGTCAAATAATGAAAGTACTTACTGCAACTGATATGCGTTGGTGCGATAAATGCAATATGGAAACATGTTGGTTAAATTGTGCAATATCAATTAGACCATTGATTAGTGAATGGCGTTGTGATAGATGTTCAAGAATGAAAGGAAGGGTTAAAAATGCTAACAACAATTGAAAGCGTATTACAAACTAAGATTGATTTTAGGTATGTAAAAGATGAAGATAATTATGTTGCATCTACATCAAATGTTTTAGGTGAGTTTACATCTTATGGTAAAACACCTGATGATGCAGTGCGTAGATTAAAATCTAAATTGTTTGGTTTATTGGCTGAGTATGTACACAATCAGAAGGTAAACCACTAATGAAAATTACAAAGAATCAATTTGAAGCCTTAACTGATGCACAAATGGAATGGGCAACTGAACCGGATTGGCTAAGTCAAAAAGATAGGTTTGAAGATTCAATCTGTTGGTCACATCTATTTATTTATTGGGTAGAAAATTATGCTTCGGCAATATTGGCTACTGAGTTTTTAAAGCAAAATAAATATGATTTCAGCATCTCTTTTGACAATGCTGTTGGTCAATATTGCTTTACAACTAACTATCGCGGGTCATGGGTTTACGCATGAACGCCGTAGCGTATGTGGAAAAAGGTTGGTTTGTTATGCCTTTAAAACCACAATCTAAAGAGCCATGTAAGTTTTTAAGGCATGGCTACCTTGATGCAAGCAATGATCTAACTACTGTTAAAAGATGGTTTAAGGATGAAGATTTAAATATTGGTATAGGGCTTATCCAATCTAATTTGGTTGTATTGGATTTTGACATACGCAATGCTTCATCAAGAACCTTATGGGAACAATATCGCCGGATGTGTGTAGTGTCGGATACATTTACAGTTAAAACAGATGATGGCTATCACTTTTATTATTTGGCTAACAAAGATAAGCAATTTAAAGGCAAACTAATACCAGGCATAGATATTAAACATAAGGGTTATGTGGTGGCGCATCCATCAATACATCCAAATGGTACTAAATATCAGGTAGTAAATAATATTGATCCAGTTGAATTACCGGCTGAACTAGAACAGGTGATGATTTGGAATTAGTTAAATATGATAAACAATCAGGTGCTTATGTTGATGAAAAGCGTAAGCACTTTGTAAAGGCTTCCCTGATCCGCCAACACGCCAAAAAGGCTATTGGTGCTAGGCAGATCAGAGGA